TGCTAAACCAGCAGCTGCCAGTCCTTGTGCGTTTAATTCACTCTTTCCCCAATCAGCAGCGTTCACATCAGTTACCTTTGGCATTGGTAATATGACACTTCCTTTTAACGCACCCAAAACAGTGCCACCTTCAACCTCTCTAACACCAGTTACGTCTTGGAATTGAGCTGCTTCTCCTTTCTCGTTAATTCCTTCCAAAGTAGGAGGTTTACTGGCATTTATACTACTTCTTAAATATTCATATCTTGTAATTTTAAGATGATCTTGATCTAGATCGATATCGAATGGATATGCATATAATTGAGATTGATTTTCAAACCCAGTTGCACCAAATCCACTCTCTTGACTACCTAAAGTTCCAGTTTGAGCCTCTCTTCTTCTTTCTGCTATTGACATTGGTTTTTCAATGTCATTAGTTACAAATTCTTCATTAGTTTCTGATTTAGTATTTTTTTCTTTAGTTTCATTCAATTCCTCGCTAGTTGCTTTTTCTATTTCATTAACTGATTGTTTATAATTTTCTTTATTCCCCTTGTGATTGTGAACATTATATGCATTCAAAGCTTGAGAGGAACTTGTTACTTTTTCAAATTCGGCACTGTTAGGATCGATAGATCTCAACGGTCTTCCGAGTTCAGTTTGTTTTTTGACACCTTCTATTTCACCTTTTTCATTAAAAGAAAAAACATATTTTGACCCAAACGGTGTTGTGCCTGGAATTGAATATTTTCGACTTTTTGACATTAGTTTTTGTTGTAAACTCGATCTCTTGAAACTGGTATTCCTCTCATATCAACGAATTTTTCAGTAGGTAATTGTGCCACGTCTGACCACTCTGCGTTTGGAATACGATATGGTGTGCCTCTTACTCCAGCATAAACATATTTATGTAGAGTTCTTGGAGGAACTGCAACTGCACCTTGAGCAGAGTTATTTAGTAAGCTTATTGCAAGTTCGTCTCTTTGAGTTAATTGAACATAATGAAGATTACAACCTAAAAACCCATTTGATCTCATTTCAATTACATATGTAAGTGGATACATGTCATAATATGGTTGTTTGGTTTGTGCTGAATAGGTATAAAAATATAATTCGCCAGGAGCAAATCCAGCGGTATCTGCATAATCAGTTTCAAAGTTTGTCGAACCAAGTTCATCAAGTAATTGACTACGAAAAAATCCTTCGCTGACTTGACCAGAAACTTTATTCATTATTCTTTGAAGAATGCTCATCGTATTCCTAATTCTTTTTCAGTCATGATCTTAAATTCTAATTTACGATCTTCACAAAACTCTCTTGCAGCTTTCCACTTTGCTTGATTCTTTACATATGTCATAGACTCATTTATCATTGTCTTTCTTGATTTACCCTTTGTTGCCTTTGGTTGTAATGTTTCTCTCATCGGTTTTACTTCGATCACCGATCTACGAATATTGCTGTCCTTGTCCTTGTATTTAATAAAGAAGTCTGGAAAATATCTGCGAACACGATTTGTTGTTGGATCTAGATAAGGAATCCAAAATTCTTCAGATGCCCATTCGAGTATATTTTCATTCAAGTCACAGTAATTCATGAATTTTCTTTCCCATAAAGACCTATAAATAATATTTTGAGAGTCACCTTTATACTTTTTAGGATTAGAAGGTCGATATATCCCTTTATAGCTCATATATAGTAATAACAACTTAAGCTTATTTATCGTGGCATTTCCAAGAAGTTCAGAAATATTTAGAGGAGACATGAGAGATATCCGTGATTCTGTCGCACGGCCATCTCTAGATACTTATTATCAAGTCAATTTTTCATTTGGAAACTTTGACAAATGGTTGTCAGATGTAGATGACGCCAGTGGCCCTAATTCTGCAAAGAGAAGTCAGGGATCAAATTTCATGAGAAAAATGTCATTATTATGTACACAGGCGGAAATTCCAGGCACAAGTTTTGTGGAGTCCACTGTAGTTGGACATCATCAGGGTATTCAAGAATCATTTCCACAATTAAGAAATTATCCTCCCCTAAACTTAGTATTTTATGTTGATGCAGATCATGTTATTTTAGAGGTTTTGGAAACTTGGATGTCTTATATTAATCCAATACAAACAAATCAAAGAAACATCAACGCTTATTCAAGATTTAATTATCCAGATGACTACAAAGAAATTATTCATCTTTCAAAATTTGAAAGAGATACTTTCATAGATGATAGGTTAAAGGGAGATTATTCAACCAGAGTGACAAATTATGAGTTTGTAAATGTTTGGCCTAGTAATTTAACTTCAATGAGACTTGCCTATGGAGACTCAAATGTGTTAAAATGTAATATACAGTTTTTGTATGATAGATTCTTTACAAGTTTCCATAAAGTCGATAATGGTGTAGTTCCAACTAATACACCATATGGCATTGTTAATTCAGATGATGTAGCCAAAAGTATTGATTTAGGTGAACCACCCAAGAGATCTGATTATGGGCCCAACAGAAGCAATCAATCGTCATTCGCAGCAGCTAAGAGAAACTTTGATAAAAACTTTGGTAAAGATTTAACAAATTTTCTATAACTAAATAAAACACCAATAAAGTTATTATGCCATTACCCACCATTGAAACTCCAACTTATGAGTTGAAGTTACCTTCATCAAGTAAAAAAGTCAGATACAGACCATTTCTTGTGAAGGAAGAGAAAATATTAATCATTGCTCTTGAATCAAAGAATCAAAGTGAAATTACAACTGCTGTGACAGAAGTTTTGAAAAAGTGTATTTTGACAAAAGGAGTTGATGTTGATAATCTACCCACATTTGACATTGAATATTTGTTTTTAAATATTCGTGCTAAATCAATCGGTGAGGATATCAAACTAACTGTGACATGTCCTGATGATAGAAAGACAAAAGTTCCAGTCACAATATATGTGGATGAAATTAAAGTTACCAAACCAAAAAATCATAAGAGGGACATTGTTCTAGATGATAAATTGACTCTTCGTATGAAGTATCCATCATTATCTCAGTTCATTTCAAGTAACTTCGATACAGAAGATGAGGCAGAAGAACTGGTTGACAAAACTTTTAAGGTTGTCGCTGATTGTATTGAAACCGTTTTCACTGAGGAAGATGCATGGGATGCCAAGGACTACACTCCACAGGAAAGAATTGAATTTGTAGAACAATTAAACTCAAAACAATACAAGGCTGTTGAAACATTCTTTGAGACAATGCCTAAATTATCTCATACGATTGATGTTGTGAATCCAAACACAAAAGAGAAAGGTAGTGTCGTTTTGGAGGGCTTATCCGATTTTTTCGTATAAGTATTGCAAGAGAGGATCTTGAATCCTATTATCGTATTAACTTTGCTCTCATGCAATACCATAAATATAGCTTGACGGAACTCGAAAATATGATGCCTTGGGAGAGAGACATTTACTTAACTCTTCTGAAGCAATATATTGAAGAACAAAATCTCAAGAATCAACAAAGACAAGGTGTTATGAAGTATGGATGAAGAAGAACAACAACAATCTGATTCAAAAATAAGCGTAAGTAGTTTCTTTGAACGAGTCGATTCGGTTGACAAGGTGGCGAATAGTGCCTTGTCAAAAGCGAATGCGAATTTAAGTATTATTAACAATCAAAAAGCACTTATTAATAGCATTAATGTTTCAATTGAAGCGTTAGAGACAAAGGTTAGAGATATTGCAAATTTTATAATCATAGAGAAAAAACTTGAGAAGGATGCTGAGGAAGATAGACTTTTTGAACAACAAGATGAGGCTCAGAAAGGTTCGATGTTAGAAAGACTTGCTGGTCTTAAATCTAATAATGAGAGTGAACAAACTCAGGCAGCGGGGGGTGAAGGTGAAGAACCAAAGAAAGGTGGTGGTATTTTAGGAACTCTTCTAACATTAGGAATTGGCGCTTTTGCACTTAAGTTTCTTTGGCCTGTTATCTTACCAGCAGTTGGTGGTTTGCTTAAAGGTGCTTTGGCAAAATTTGCAATGTTCAGTATCGGTGGAATTGGAACTCTTCTCAAAGGAATGTTAGTCGGTAGTGGTCTTACTGGAATAGGTTTTTTGAGTATTGGTAAACAATTTGAAAAATTTGGAGATTCAACTGAAGATACCTTTAAAAATGCTGGGGAGAGTGCTGCTAAAAAAATTAAAGATTTTAAATTTAACGAAAAGGGTGAAGTTAGTGGTGCTGAAGGTGGTCTAGGTAGTGAAGGTGGTGGTGAAGGTGGTGGTGAAGGTGGTGGTGAAGGTAATACGGAAAAAGAAAATTTAGTGAACGGTGACAAAAGTATGACAACTACTCTTGAAAACAAGGACTTGATTGAAAAAAACGAATCAACATATAAAACTGAATATGTAAGTAAAGAGGGAGGAAAAAATTTAGAGGGAAAAAATAAATTAGATAATATTCTTAGAAAAGAGATCAAAAAGGTAGAAAAGGACATAGAAATTCAAGGCTCCACAGATGCACTTGAAAAAAAATTATTTACTCTAGAAGAAGCACGAGATAATTTGATAACAGGTGACAGTGAAAATGAGTTTGGAGGAAATGATTACTTATTAAACTTGATAGAAAAAGAGAATATAGAATATAATCCACAAGAGAATATAAGAAAAATTGAAGAAATAAAACCAGTTGTAGAGAATGAAAAACTTGACCTAAGTTTATCTGAAACATTTTCAGACAAACTTGAACCACTTAATAATCAAATAGACACTCTCAGTGAAGATTTCACAGGATCAATTAACGCAGAACAGGGACAAATGTTTTCTAGACCAGCCAATAGTCCAAATACTACAGTGACCGTGTTTAAAGAGACTTCATCAAATTCTCCTTTTACAGATCTCATGAAAAATAACTATCTCTCATTAAACAAAACACAACAAGCAAAACTTCTTAGGTACATTAAATAATGGCTGAATCTAAACTTTTTGTTAAAAAATGTGTGTTAGTTCCTGATGAGGGTGGCAAATCATCCTTAAAAGAACCACAAAATATCACTGCTGGTATAGCCAATATTGATTACTATGAGAGTATTTTAAGTCCAACTATAGAATTAAAAGTTACTTTTGTTGACGTTGATCAATTATTAGGAAGATTGGGAGTTACTGGAGGAGAATATATAGATCTTACAATATTGTATGGTGATGGAGATCAAACTGAATTTAAAATTAGAGCAGAGGATCATAAATTAATATTAAATTCTGTAAGAGATATGGTAACTGATTTTAATAAACAAGTTGCTACTTTGGAATTTGTGTCTGTTGAACAGTTTGTTAATCAAACTGCAAGAGTCAACCAAAAATACACTGGTAATATTACAGAGACTGTTAAAAAATTACTTAAAGATCCAACTGCAATTGGAACAAAGAAAAATTTAGAGAGTGATGAATCTGCTAACTCTTATTCATTTGTCGGTAATTTAAATCATCCATTCGAGACAGTTCAATGGTTGTGTCCAAAAACTCAAGCATCTAAGGACAGTTTTGGATTTTTATTTTATGAAACTTTTGATGGTTATAATTTTAAATCAATTAAAAGTTTATTAGAACAGGATCCAATAGAATATAAACAAAGTAACAAGGCACTTGGCACTAATTTGATGATATTGGATAGTAATTTAGATGAAACAAATGATATTGGTATGAATCTAAAGACAGGAATGTATGCAAACAGAACCATTTATATTGACATTGAAAAACAAACACTAAAAGAAGTTGATTTTAAAATTGATGAATTAAATATTGAAAATAGACCTAAATTAGGAAATAAACTAGATGAAATTCCAACTCGACTTATGCTTAAAATTAGTGATGTAGGAGTTTCACAAAAAGGATCGGAGAGAAAGGATAAACAACCAGTGAGTGAACTTGACGAATATAAGAATAAATCTTATATTAGAAATAACCTATTATTTTCACAGTCATTATCGATATCAATTCCATTAAATACTAATCTAAGAGCTGGTTTGGTCATTGATGTTAAACTACCTCTCAAACAAGGCACAGATGGAGATGAAAAGGTAGATAGTTATGGAAGTGATAGAACCAATGATTCAAGTGGGAAATATCTCATCTCTGAATTAAGACACATTATGGCTGGTGGTAAAAGTGAAACACAATTAAAATTAATTCGTGACGTAACCACAGTATAATAAAACGCTTAAATAAAAGAAACAGGAGTAATCTAATGAAATCAATCGAAGATCACATTGAATACGACAAGAAAATTGCTGATGATCCACAGGCGAATCCAGCAGCAAGAAGACATGCAAAAGAAGAATTGCATGAACTTGAGGAATATGTAGAACATCATAAAGAAGAAATTGAAGCAGGCGATCATCATGACCCTAATGCTTTGGAACTATTTTGTGATATGCACCCAGATGAGCCTGAGTGCCTAATCTATGACGATTAACTAGATGTATCAAGAACCGACAAATTTTGCTGGAAGAGATGGATTCCATTGGTGGATTGGACAAGTTACCGATCCAAAGAAAGGAGAGTGGGAAAATTCTTTAGAAAAAAAAGAAGCAGAGAATGAAGAACCTGTTTATTCGCATCGCTGTCGTGTTCGTATCGTTGGATATCATGGTTGTGGAGATGAATTGCCAGATAATAAACTACCAATGGCACACGTTCTTCTGCCACCTAATGTGTCAACTACTGGTGGTCGCCATGAGTCAATGCAATATCAGGGTGGAGAAGTTGTTGTTGGATTTTTCTTGGATGGTGAAGATGCTCAACAACCAGTTATCTTTGGAACTTTATTCAAACAAAGTTACACTGAAGATACATTAAAAAATTCAGAATTCAACGCAAAGAAACAAACTTGTTTTCAACCATACACTCCACCAGATGTAAGATCAACCGCTGCTGATCATGAGATATCTGACAATAAAAATAAAAAGAAAAATGGAAATGGAAATGGAAATGGAAATAGTGACGTAACGGAAAAGAAACAATGGAATGGCCAGGCTAGAACAGATGATTTAAAAACTGTGGGGGATGAGAATGCTAATTTCAATACAGAGTTTCAGATGGAAAACTCAACTGCGTGTGGAGATAATGAAGTATCAAAGATAGAGAATGCTTTAAAGGAATTCTCTAAAAAGATGAAGGAGTTTAAGAAGCTAAATTCTTCTGATGTTTTTGTTAATCCTCTTTATGGTGGTGTGGTTGATATTCAAGGAGAATTAAAATTAACATCAAATAGAATTCAAAATTCTATGACAAAACTGATTCGTCGTGGTCGTTCTAAAGTCATAGAGGATACTCTGGATAAATTATCAAAAACTTTTAAAGATAAAACACCTAAACCATTACAGGCGCCTGCTGGAGATGCCGTGAATAAGTTATCTGATACAATATATTGTAACTTTGAAAAAATACAGGATCAACTTGGTGATTACTTAATGGATAGTTTAGAAAATATGTTAGGACAACTTTTAGATGTGCCCATTTGTGGCGTTGAAAATTTTATGAGTGATATGTTTGGACAAATTAATAATATTTTAGATACAGGTCTCGGTAGTATATTTGATCAATTAAATTCAATTCAAGGTGGTGGTATTGTATTACCTAGTAAAACATTCACAAAAGCAATTCAATTTGCAGACTTCATCACAGGTCTTTTAGAATGTGATCAAACAAATTGTCCAGAAAATACATCCTATTCTTCAAAAAATGGAATTAGAAAAGCGACAGAAGATGACTTTGGCAATATACTTGATAAAATAGGATTTAAAAGTGCTGTGGATAACTTCCTAGAGGGAGTGGATGGTATGATTGATGCAGAACCAAGTGCTCCAGACTGTTCAACTAATGTTCTCAAATGTGGGCCACCAAGAGTTGATTTTCTTGGAGGTGGTGGTCAAGGTGCATCTGGAAGTGCGATTGTCAATGTTCTTGGACAGATAATTGGTGTTGCTCTTGATGCGCCTGGTTCTGACTACAAAGAACCACCTCTACTATCATTCTTCGATAGTTGTGAAAATGGTTATGGTGCTGGAGGTTTTGTCAGAATCAAAGACGGATCAGTTTCTGAGGTTGTAATTACGGATGGTGGTCAAGACTATCTACCAAACACAACAGAAACTGATCTTGATGGAAATGTAAAAGAAGTGATTCCAGATCCAAATGCTAACTATGATGGTGAAGTATCTTATGTAACTTCACTGGATGACGTTGTTCTTGTAAACACAGGGTTTGGATATGAAGATGGAGATACAGTCACAGTTGAGGGTGGAACTGGTCAAGCAGAAGTAGAATTAATTATCGAAGATGGATTGGTAGCGGGAGCAAACATACTTAATGGTGGATTTGGATTTACTAGTCTTCCAGATTTGATCATAAATAGCGACACTGGTGCTGGTGCTAGATTGAAACCAGTTCTTAAGTTTACTAGGGTCGAAGACGCAACTGAACTCGCTCAAATATCTCAGGATGCTGTCGTAACTGTAATCAGTTGTATTGAGAAATAACATGGGAAGATACAAACCTAAAGACAGAAAAAATACAGAGAATAGAGTTTTCTCAAGATACGCTTTTAGAAGTGGTCAAATGCATTCCATACATGGAATGGCTAACTTTCAAGTTGACACACAGGAATCACAATTCTTTGGACTCTATTCTAACACAGGTCAAGGTGCAAGCGAGGGTGGGCCTGGAACTGGAAAAGCAGTTCTATATACGCCAGGACAATCTTTAGAAGTTCTTGGCACTGGGTTAAAGACTCGAAATGCTGGTGACAACACTGAACTTCCAGCAAAAATCATAAGATGTAAAAATGGTGATGTAATTATTGACTGTTATAATGGTAACATCACACTTCGAGGAAGAAACATCACTCTTGATGCAAATGGTGGTGGTCAAGATGGACAAATTAATTTAATTGCAAATCGAATTGTTGATGCACAAGCACCTGATATTCGACTTCAAGGTGAAAAAATATTAGTTGACGCTACAAATAGAGTTGATATAATAAGTAAAGGATTCTTTCAACTTAAGTATGGATTCTCATTAGCTGCCTCTCACTCTGATGTAGATTTTGGTGTGTTAGCACAAACTCTTAAGAATGATATTTCTTTTAATCCACGAACAACTGAGGATAACTAAATGCAAATAATTAAAACACAGACAGATAAATTAGTTGTTGGGTCAAATGACGTATCTTACACTGCACCTGACACTTCACCAACTGGAACTGCGGTACTGAATGGCCCTGTTTATGTTGGTGAACCTACCATGTCTTTACTTGCAGGGGGATATGAGGGTGTCTTAAATGTAGCATCAAACTCTGCACAACAGTTGCCTGGCGATCAACAACCACCATGTCAAGCAGACCTAGCAATCCAATGTGATGGTAACATGGTGATTCGTGGTGATGGTAAAACAGCAGAAGCATTAGTGATATCTGGTGGTGGAGGTATCGATGTATT